CAAGTTATACGCTACAATTAACATACTATGGCACTATTGATGCTTTAAGCAGTTCTAATACAACGAACTTTATATCCACAGGATATCCAGATGCTTACTTATATGGTGCTTTAAAACACGCTTCTATCTATCTAATGGAAGATGAAAGAGTGCCGTTATTTACAGCACAATTTGAAAAAGCATTAGAAGAGATGAGAATGGAACAAGAGAAAGCAGAATTTGGCAAAGGATCTCTAATACAAAGAAGAAGAACTTATGGCAAGTCTGGTAAAAAAATGTATTATTGGAATAATAATTAGGAGATAAAATGGCTGGATTTAGTGATTATTTAGAGGATAAAGTATTAGACCATGTATTTGGTGGTAATGCTTATACAGCACCATCAACATTATATGTTGCTTTATATACTGTAGCACCTACAGATACAGGTGGTGGTACAGAAGTATCAGGCGGTGCTTATGCAAGACAAACTGCTGCATTTACCGTATCTGGTACTGATCCTACCACAGCAACTAACTCAGCTGCGGTTGAATATCCAACAGCTACAGCAGACTATGGTACAGTCGTTGCAGTTGGTATATTTGATGCTTTAACAAGTGGTAATCTAATGGCCTATGCAAACTTAACAGCTTCTAAAACTGTAAGTTCAGGCGATGTATTTAGATTTGACGCTGGCGATTTAGATATAACATTAGCGTAATATCATGGCCTCAGTAGGCTATGGCTTATACACATACGGAAAGTCCAATTACGGAACTCCTGTATATCATTTTGGTGCAGCCACAATAGCACAAACATCATCTGCTACAGCAGATGGTAGATTTGTAATTACTGGTGCATCAACCATATCAGCAGTTTCTTCTGCAACAGCAACAGGTAGACAGATAGATCGCGGACAAGCGGTTATTAGTGCAGTATCTAGCGTTACAGCATCTGGTACACAAATTGATAGAGGTGTTGCAACCATATCAGGAACATCTGGATTCACAGCCGTTGGTATACAAATAGATTTAGGATCTGCAACTATAACTGCAACTTCTAATGTAATAGCCACAGGTACACAAATAGACCGTGGTGTAGTTATAGGACCAGTCGTATCAGGTATGACAGCTACAGGTAGATTTACTGTAGTCGGTGAAGGAACATTTGCAGAAACCAGCGGATTTGATGCAACAGGTGGACTTGTTAGAACAGGTATATCTGTAATTGCACAAACAAGTGGATTTAATGCAGTTGGTGGTCTAAAATGGGAAGATATTATTGTTCCTGGTGAGACTTGGACCGATCAAATAGTAGCAGACGAAACTTGGACAGAACAAACTAATCCAAGTACATCATGGACAAACTTAGGCGAACAAGACGCAGCTTAGAGGAATTTTTTTATGGCAGATACATTTACAACTAATTTAAACTTAACCAAACCAGAAGTAGGCGCATCTACTGATACTTGGGGTACAAAGATTAATAATGATCTTGATACAGTAGACGGATTATTTAGTGCTACTGGTACTTCAGTAGCTATGAACCTAGACGGAGCAGTTATAGATAGCTCTGTCATTGGTGGTACAACCCCAGCAGCAGGTACATTCACAACCCTTACAGCTAATACTTCGATTACAGGCACACTAGCTACAGCAGCTCAACCTAATATTACAAGTGTTGGTACGCTAACAGGTTTAACAACTACAGGCGATATTAACTTTGGCGATAGCGACAAAGCTGTCTTTGGTGCTGGTTCAGATTTACAGATTTATCATGATGGTTCTAATAGTTATATAGAAGAAAATGGTACAGGTGATTTATATGTAAAGGCTACACAACTAGTTTTATCAGATTCAGCAGGAGCTAATTATTTAGTAGGTTTTAGTGGTGGTAGTGTTAATCTTTATCATAATGGTAGTTCAAAACTATCCACAAGCTCAACAGGTATAGACGTAACAGGTACAGCAGTAACAGACGGTCTTACTTCAAGTGGAAATATAAATCTTGATTTAGCAACTCCTACAGTTATTTTTAAAGAATCAGGTGCAGCTAAATTTTTTATAGGTGAAAGTTCTGCTGTAGGTGGTGGTTCAGGTTTTTATGATATGTACGCTGCTGCTGGATTAGGTCAAAGATTTTTTACTGGTGCAGCAGAAAGAATGCGTATTGATTCTTCAGGCAACGTTGGAATTGGTACGAGTACAATTAGACTTAGTGAAAAATTGCACGTTCTAGGTCAAGGTATTGTTACTTCAAGTGCTGAAGATACAAATATGGGATTATTTGGAACTTTTGGCAGTTCAACACAAATTATTGGTTCGTTTAATAATATTCCTGTAATATTTCGTCAGAATAATACAGAAAAAATGCGTATTGATAGTTCAGGCAAGGTGTTGGTGGGAAATACATCATCAGGTGGTTCAGGTAAATGTCAGGCTGATATTGGCTTTGATGCTCAAGATGGTTCTAATACTACGTCAATTTCAATAAGGAATTATTCTTCAGCAGCTAATTCTGGCAGTATAATAGTTGATCCTGATAATGTAGGTGCAAGTAGTGTAATGTATTTTGGTATTGATGGTATTGCACCATCCAAAATGAGGTTAGATTCTGCTGGTAGATTAAATATTGACCAAGTAGATACAAGGTTTGGAACTGGTGCTTTAAATATTACAGGAACTGTTGGTGCATCTAATACCGCAATACAATTTAGACATAATGCAAGTACTATAGTGGGAACTATTGTTACAACTGCATCATCTACTGCATACAACACATCATCAGACTACAGATTAAAAGAAAATGTAGATTATACTTGGGATGCTACAACTAGATTAAAACAATTAAAACCAGCTAGATTTAATTTTATAGATGATGATACTAATACGTTAGTAGATGGTTTCTTGGCTCACGAAGTACAAGACATAGTTCCTGAAGCTATTACTGGTGAAAAAGATGCAATGATGGATGAGGAGTATGAAATTACTCCAGCAGTATTAGGTGCTGATGGAAGTATTGTTACTGAAGCTGTTATGGGTACACATTCAGTACCTGACTATCAAAGCATAGACCAAAGTAAATTAGTACCATTGCTAGTAAAAACAATACAAGAATTAGAAGCAAGAATAACAGCTTTAGAAAGCTAAGTTTAAAAGGAGAATAAAAATGGCAAATACATACACATGGGACTGCAAAACAGTTGATGTTTACCCAACACATGACAGTCATTCAGACGTTGTTTACAACGTACATTGGCGATTAAACGCAGAGAGCGATCAGCAAGATTCTGAAGGTAATAACTATTCAGCTTCTGTTTATGGTACTCACAGCGTTAATGCAGATGATATATCTAACTTTATACCGTTTGCAGATCTTACCAATGACGTAGTTACTGGTTGGGTTACAACTGGTATGGGTGATGATGAAGTTGCTAATCTTAAATCAGGATTAGATAGCAACATCGACAGTCAAATCAATCCAACATCTGTTACTAAAACTATAGGTTAAACAATGGCACTATTGCCTGTAACTCCGCCAGCTGGCATAGTCAAAAACGGTACTGACTATGCTAACAAAGGTCGTTGGGTTGACGGCAATCTTGTGCGTTTTGAAAACGGATTTCTAAAACCTATTGGTGGTTGGACTAAACTAAGAAACACAGCACTTGATGGTGAACCTATAGGTATGTACGCCTATAAAGACAATCTTGGTGAATCCATACTAGCTGTAGGCACAAGACAAAAGGTATATGTCTTATACGACAATACTTGGACTGATATAACACCAGTTGGTTTTGTAAACGATGCCTCTAATGATCCTCTTGGTTATGGTGCATACCACTATAACGTAGAAGATTATGGCGATGCTAGAAGCCAATCTGGACTACCTCTTGATACAGGTCATTTCTCCTTTGATAACTGGGGAGAGGATTTAGTCTTTTGTTTTTCTGGTGACGGTAAAATCTACAAATGGAGGCCAGTTTCAGGCGGAACAGCTGATACCATAGGTACAGTCGTAACAAACGCTCCTACAGGCTGTCAGGCTGTTCTAGTGACTAATGAAAGACATTTAGTTGCTATTGGTTCTGGTGGTGATCCTAGAAAGGTATCTTGGAGTGATAGAGAAGATAGAAACACTTGGACATCTTTAGCTACTAACACAGCAGGTGATGTGCAAATACCTACAGGCGGTCGTGCGTTATTAGGTGTTAAATACCAAAACGATGTCATAGTTTTTAGTGATACTGGTATAGATAGAATGAGCTATGTAGGCTCTCCGTTTGTTTATGGTATCGCAGCAGCAGGTTCTAACTGTAAAGCTGTCAGTAGAAGATCAGTCGTGCAAACAGGAAACTTTCTTGCGTGGATGGGTGAAAACTCATTCTTTGTTTACGATGGTGTTGTAAGAGAAATCAAATGCGATGTGCATGATTATGTATATGACCAACTAAATGTACCAGGAAGAAAGGCTTGTTGGGGTGGACACAACTCTAACTTTAA